AGAAGAAGACTCGTCAGAGGGGAGCTTGGCGCATACGGTTCAAGTAACCCCTCACAGATCTTCTGTCCAACCTCACTCCGAGTAGGTCACTCGGAGGCGTTGTGAGTTCGCAAAACTCATATGTGGACTATGTAGTCAATTTTCCACATTACGTATCATACTACCGGGCTTTCGCGCCCTTATATTTAGAAACTATGGATTCTATTAAAAACAAACAAAAACACACTCTAATGTTTGAGCTTGAAGCTCAATCATCTACAACCGAAGTGCATGCTAGTTCTGCTATGCATGATACTATGGTCCACAACAAGAATGGATCTCGGGTTTTAGCAGTTGACGATGGCGTATCAGCAGAAGCTGACATTTCTAAATTTTTAAGTCGCAAGGTTCAGATTGAAAAACATATCTGGACTGTAGGGGCTAATGTAGCCATAACTCTTAACCCATGGTTTCTATTTCTCTATAACACTGCAGTGTCGAATAAACTGCAAAATTACAATCTCATTAAAGGCGATCTCAAACTTACATTTTATATTAACGGTACTCCATTTCACGCAGGAATGCTATTAGCAAGTTATCGCTATCTCAATGGTGGGAGAGAATATTTTACTTCTGGGGGTGACACCCATATAGTAACTCGTTCTCAGCGACCACATGTATATTTGAACCCTAGCACTTGCAAGGGCGGAACTATTTGTGTTCCATTCTTTATGCCTCAAAATTACATGTCTTTAACATCACCAGTTGTTGATTCATATCATATAGGATTGATTAATATTGATAGTTTTGCTCCCCTAGTACAAATTAATTCTGGAGTCGATGCAGTCACCATAACCGTATTTGCTGAGTTGGTTAATGTTCAATTAACTGGTCCCACTATGGCACCAGTGGCTCTTTCTGGAATTGATTATGCCGATTTTAGCGCCTTTTCTATCGAAGCCCAAGCTGATGAATATACTACTGATGGCGTTATTTCAGGTCCTGCTTCTACAGTGGCCAATATAGCTGGTAAGTTGACATCAGTGCCTGGGATTGGTCCGTTAGCATTAGCTACTCAAATGGGAGCTCAATCGGTGGCAGGTTTTGCCAGATTTTTTGGTTACTCACGACCTATTACTCTGGAAGATACTAAGCCAGTGCGTAATATGCCTGTTCATAATCTCGCGCTAACTGAGGGAGGAGATACTTCACAGAAATTGACCGTAACTGGTAAACAAGAAATTAGTATTGACCCCTCTACTGTGAACTTACCACCTATTGATGAACTTTCTCTCGATTTTCTTACACGTAAAGAAACTTATCTCACATCATTCTCGTGGGACTTTAACGATACAGTAGATACAACATTATTTGCGTGTGATGTCGATCCCATGGCCTCACGTATTCTTACCGTTTCTGGGGGACATCTCATTATACCAACTGCTCTTTCTTTTGCATCTCGACCCTTTGATGCTTGGAGCGGTACTCTCACTTATCGATTCCAAGTTGTAGCATCCCAGTATCACAGAGGCAGACTGGCCATCATTTATGATCCTTTTGGCCCCGTTGTTGGTGATCCATTTAATACAACTTATAACACTATTATCGATTTAGCAGATGGCAGGGATTTTACTGTATCTTTTAAGTGGCAACAAGATTCTGGTTATCTCATCTGTGATAATGATCCTACAAGAACCTTTTTCACTCAGACCATTCCTCAAACTAGATCTTGCGATAGAGTACATTCTAATGGAGTATTTTATGTACGAGTTGTCAATGAATTGGTTGTTCCTGATGCTGCTACTGGTGTTAAAATATTGGTCTCCATATCTGCTGGTGATGATTTTGAACTTATAAACCCTACTGGTCAAGGAATGGCTGTATCGCCTTTCGCACCTGTGGCTCAGTCTTCGGAAACCACAGTATCTTTCAGTATGTTTGAGCTTGAAGCTCAATCAGCAACTGAAATTGTGCCAGTAATGGAAAATGCACCTGAGGGCGAGATTAATCGTATTGACTTAATGTCAGGAGTTCAAATTCATGAAGAACAAAAACCTTTTGTATTTTATGGCGAGAAAATTTCATCTATCAGACAACTACTCAAGAGATATTGCCATTATCGCACAGTTTTTTCCGATATCGAATCAGGAGGAGTTTATAATGCCAATTTAGCCACATTTCAATTTCTCTTCAAAGCTATGCCTGGTGAACTTGGCTATGATACCAGTGGAGCAGATGTAACAAATGCAGCCACCCCATATTGGTATGCTAGTCCCACTTTCATCAACTATTTTAAGGGAGCTTATGCTGGATGGAAAGGTTCCATTAGGTGGAAGTTTTTGCCTAATTCAAATAATATAGCTTCTATGTCAGTTCATCGAGTTGAAAGTAATGCTAATAGGGAAGCCCTTTCCGATGGCAGGGCTGTCATATCCCAAACCACTGCTCCTGGAAGTTCATACTCAAGATATGCTTATAGAGGAGTCCTCAAAACAAGTGGATCTGTTGCTGGTACAGCAATTACTATGAACAGAACTATGGATTCCCTTGAAGCTGAAATCCCTTATGCTCTACCCATACGATTCTCTGAGGTACAGGGTGAGTATCTACCTGCAGGTACCAACACTCTTGAAAAATCCTATCCTGGAGGAAACGCATTTCATCTAACGCTCAATACAAATACTGGAGGCGCATATGTTACGTTTGATACATATGTAGCAGGCGGCGAGGATTTTACTTTCTTTGGTTTCGTTGGAGCTCCACCTGTGTATTTTTACCCTACTCCAACCTCAGGATAAATAATAGTATACTATTCCCAAGTAGAGGGTCAACTACTTAAGCACTCAG